CTCTCCCTCTGGGCCGGTTTCAAACCCGGTCCCATACCACCCCTAGAGGGGTGATCTCCACCCAAGTTTCATGCTAGTCGACTTGGGGCGACCAAAACGCTCTAAGTGATTGCTTGGAACCTTTGGAGATTGTAGCCTCCTCGGGCTGCATTTGAAGCCATTACTGGCCTCAAAATGCGTGTCGGACGGATAGCAGGGGACTTTACCCCTTAAAGAACTATCCATGTCCAACTTAAGCAAACACTTAAGAAGGGCATTTGTCCCGTCGAGAGGATCTCTCGGGGGTTTAGCCTCCACTACATACCCCTTGACTAAAGGAGTATGGAGGCTGGGGTGTAGTTTCCCAGTGAGATTGGCACTATCACGTGCCTCCTGTAGATTACGGGAGGAACGCGTGTAATGCTTCTCTGCTAGGTAACTAACCCTGCCCAGCAATGAGGAAGAATGGCCGACGGTCGGGAAGTGTGTCAGTAGCTTCTCGATAACTCCGTCAAGCCATTTCACCGTCTCCCAGTAACCACTCTGATAGAGTTGATTACGAAGAGAGACGAGTGATTCAACCTCAATTGCGTCTTGCCGTCGTGTAGGGAACTCTTGCCGGACACGAACAATACTGACATCGTGTCCATTAAAGTACTCCTTACCACAAGACTCTCTGAACCTTCCGGTCCAGAAAGACTTGTCAGTCCCTACTCGAGCACCGAAATGTTCGAGCATACTGACGACGGTGAGCACATGGTCTCTGGGGACGATTAGATCATCTCCAAAGACACGCACCGAACCCGCAAAGTCCCAAAGGTCTCTGCGGTAAAGTGACGTGTTAAGCGATCTTTGAATCCCTAGGAAGATCAATGTTGTGAAAACCATTGCTTCCATTGGAAAGCAAAGTGCTGAACCCATAGACGCAAACTTCGCAAGACGAATTACTTCGCCATTGGGAAGTACGGCCCTTCGGGATCTTGTTGCATCTATGGCCCCTGACAAATGAGGCCACTTTTGCAACATAGCCCTAATGAGCTGATTAGAAACTCTATCGGAAGCATCACTCAAATCGAGTGTAGCAGTTCGGTGATCAGCCGAACCGAAACGAGCAAGTTCCTGGTTAGGAACCTGATCGTCAAATCCGATAACCCCCGACAAGAAGTCATCCTTGTCGAGGTACGCGAGCAACCGATGGAGTATGGCCTGCTGCATATACTGCATGCAGGTCGGCTCCATGGCAATCACTCGCGGAGTTTTAAGCGTCTTAGGGACGAGGGTAACCTTTACAGGTACCTCCGTCTCAGGTTCGAGGAAGTTAACTCCGTCCAACTGGCTATAAAACCGCCAATTGGGAAGGAGATTCTCTCCGGCCGCAAGGCCGGAATCTTCGAGACGTCTAGTCCAGACCGTCTGATGGAACTTTTGGTTTCCCTTAAGTCCATCGGCGGTAGATCCTGGACCATGCCTAGGTCCGTACCCACCCAGATAGATATCTCTATCCACCTGAGTGAGAACACGGCTGAAGAGCATATCCGAC